CCAGGGTCTGCCCGGCCTGCACCTGCGCGTATACCGTGTCGCAGTCGAACGGGTGCGGCTTGGCCACCACCGTGCACAGGGCATTCTGCAGCGAGCCGTCAGCAGACATGGCGGTAGATTCCTTCGATGCGTCGAGCCCATTTCGGCGAGTCGAGCCGTTCTATCACCGTGCTGTCGTCCGGCGCCGCATGCAGAAACTGCAGGCTGTTGAGCATCAGCCCGCAATGCCACGGGCGCATGGCAATGCGCAGAATCAGCAGGTCGCCGGCACGCGGCTGCTCCGTGCGCAGCCAGCCATCGGCCAGGCCCGCGCGTACCGCGTCGCCGATCGCGGCCCAGTCCTCGCCGTCGCGGTAGGTGTCGCCGTAGTCCGGCAGCGGCTGGTCGAACACTTCGGCCATCACCAGCCGAATCAGCCCCCAGCAATCGACGCCGGTACGATCGCGCCCATGCGTGCGGTAGGGAATGCCCACGTAGGGTCCGGCCCAGTCAGGCACGATGCTCACGTAAACAGTCCCGGCGAGTTGGTGGGTAGGTACTGTTGCCCGGGCACCAACTGGCTGAAGATGTCGTCTTCCTGCCCCAGGGTGCCGGTGATGGTCTCGGCGGTAGCGGTGGCATTGGCCAGCTTCATGGCGAACGGCCCGGCCTCCACCGTGTCCGGCGAGCTGGCCAGCACCACCATGAACGTCACGTCGGGCTGGCCCACCAGCGACTTGATCTTGTCGTTCACGGCAAGGTCGGTGTTGTCGACGGTCAGCGATACCGTGGGCACTTCCTCGTCGCTCTGCACCGGCAGGTTGATCTTGAACGGATACGGCAGATAGGTGCCATCGGTGCGCACCACCGCCTCGGTGTTGTAGGCAAGCAGCACCGGCGCATCGAGGTCGGCATGCTCGATGCGCAGCAACGGCACGAACACCTCGGCGGTTTCCTGCGCCAGCATGGCCTGCAGCGCGGTAGCGGATACCTCGCGCATCAGGGCTTCCTCGCCAGCTTCATGCTCACCGCCCAGCGGTTGACGGAGCCCTGGATGTAGCTGGACGTATAGCCGTCTTTCGTGAAGCAATAGGTCGCGGTGGCGCCGGTGCGGAAGTCCGTCCAGTCGAACGGCAGCACCTGCGCCAGCGTGGTGTAGTAGAACGTTTCCAGCGTGGCCAACTGCGCCTGGCTCAGCTTCAGCGAGCAGGTGAAAGGGATCTCCACGGTGGTGAACCGGCGCCGGCGTTTCGGGCTGCCTGAGTCCATGCTTGTTTCGATGACGTTGTTCGGTGCGCCGAAGCTGGTCGAGCTGTCGGCCAGCGGCGGCGGCAGGGTGGCGGGCCAGACGGGATTGGCCATGTCAGCCACCCACCGGCACGCCGCGGCGCGTGAGGCCGAAGCGTTGCTGCATGACCTGGGCGGTGCCGCCGCCCTTCGCGATATCGCTTTGCACCGCCTGCAGCACCATGTCGATGATCATCTTCTGGCCGTCCATGCGTGCGCCGGTTTGCTGCGCCTGCACGGCCTGCCCCTGGTTGGTGATGTTCACCACCACTTCGATGCCGCCCATGCCGCCCGCACCGCCGCCACCTACGCGCCCGCCGCCGGCGAAGCGCGGCACCTGCTTGGCGTTCAGCGCATCCATGAACGACTGGCCGTAGTAGTCGGTGGCGCTGGCGGTGATCACGTTCTCGCCGTTGGACACGCGCGCGAGAATGCTGTCGCTGGTGCCGGTGCCGGGGCCGTCGATACGGCCGCCGCCGGCGCGGCCGCCCACCTGCGACACGAAGTTGATATTGCCGCCCGACGAGTCGGTGCCGATGCTGCTGAACGTGTTGGTGCCCTCGGCGCCGTACGACCCCATGAACGCACCCAGCACCGACTGCAACACCTGCGACACCAGGATGCGCGACTCCATGCGAACCAGATCCTTGATGATCGAATCCACCAGGCCACTGAAGTCGCCTTTGCTCGTGGTCGCGAAATTGGCCAGCGAATCGCCCATGCCGTCGAAGGCGTTGGTAAACAGGCGGCTCGACTGGTCGGCGACGTTTGCCACCTCGTCGACGTAGTTCTGCAGCGCGGAACTCAGGCCGTTTTGCCAATCGGCTTGCGCAGCATCCATCTGCGCGTAGCCGTCGCGCATGATCGCCACTTTCTCGGCGGTCGCCGCACGCAGTGCCTTCACGTCGGCGTCGTAGCTCGATTGTGAAAGCCCGCCGGATTCGCCGTTGATGCCGGCCTGCCGCTTCAGCGACAGCTTTTCCAGTGCATCCGCTTCGTCCTGGTAGGCCTTGGTGATCGCCTGGCTGCGCTGGTATTCCTTGTCGCCCATGCCGATGCGGGCGATTTCGTTGTTCACCTGCTGCTGCAGGGCCACGTTGCTCTTGTCGAGCGCAGCGGCGTATTCCGCCTGCGCGGTCAGCTCGCGGGCGTGGTTGGCGTCCAGCGTCTGCTGCAGCGCCTGCTGGCCCCGGTTGAACTCCGCGGCCGCCTTGGTGGCGTCGCCACCCTTGGCCATGTAGTTGGCCATATCCTCGGCCAGCTTGGCGATGCCCTGCTGGTACTTCGTGACCGCGGCATCGTCGGCCGTGATGTTCTTGATTCCCAGCGCATCGACCTGGTTAGCGAATGTGGCGTAGGCGTTCGTCTCTGGGTTCTTCGGGCCCTTGGGCGGTTTGTATTTCTTCTCTACAGCCGCAAGCGCGTTTTTCTGCTGCTGTAGATAGAATTCCTTGTTGTTCGGGTTCAGCGCGATGTCCCGCCGTGCGGCGTCGTTTATCGCGGCAATTTCAAGGGTCTTTGCTTTGGCGGATTTCGCCCCGGCAACCTCCTTGTCCCAGAAATCGCTGTCGCGCTTCAGCTGATCGTTGGCCTGGGTGTCGCGCGCCTGCGTGCCGGCCATCAGATCCTCGAAGTAGGATCCGTACTGCGCCGCCTGCTTCTTGCCGAGTAACTCGTTGATACGGTCCCGCGAACCGGCCACCTCGCCGGCATTGGCCAGGTCGGCATCGGTAACGGGGCTGGTGTCGCCGCGCCGTTTGCGGATCTCGGCCACGCGATCGCGAAAGCCGTCCAGTTCCTTGTTGATTTGCTGCAGGTCATCGGCCGCCGTGTTGGCCACGTCGACGTGTTTCATCGCATCCCATGTGTCGCGAACGTGATCGCGCAGGTTGTCCCACGCCCGCTCCATCAGGCCGACGTTGGCCTGCACTTCAAGCGAGCGCTCGCGCAACGCCTGAGACGATGCCGTCTGCGCGATGGCCGACGCGGCTTCCATGTCGCCCTGCGCCTGCAGAGCCTTGATGTTTTCGTATTGCGTCGCAGTGAGAAAATGCAGTTGCTCGTCCAGCGCCTTCACCGCGCGCACAGGATCGTCCTGCATGCTGACGAAAGCCTTCACGCCATCTTCGACGCTCTTGCCGGTGACGGTCGAAAAATCGACCGCCGACTGCGCGATTTCCTTCAAACGGTCGCGCGTGACGCGGCCGGAATCGACCAGCGCAGCCAGTGCGCGCTGGGCCTGCCCGCTCGTCCCGCTGACGCCGCCAATGTCGTCGGCCATGCCGCGAATCGTGCCTGCGGTGACGCCGGCAAAGTTACCGGTGGCGATGATGGAGCGGCGCAGTTCCTGATCTTCCTGATACCCCTTGATCGCGGCAAGAACATACAACCCCAGCGCGGCGGCTGTTCCACCCACCGCCACGCCCACGCCGCTCATCGCAAGCGTCAGCAGGCCGGACGTATTGGCCAGCGTCAGCGCACTCTGGTTGAACCGGCCGAAGTTGCCGGTGGCCAGATCCTTCACCAGGTAACCCAGCTCGCGCCGCGTCTGTGCGGTATTCACGCTGAAATGCGACATCGCCTCGCCAGCCATGGTGATGCGGTTGCGGCTGCCGTCGATGGCCTGGCTGAAACGGGCAAAGTCGTCGTCGCTGAGCAGGCCGGCTTTCTTGAAGCCGGCCAGTTTCGCCTGCTGCTTGTCCAGCTTGTCGAGCGAGGTGACGGTGGGGTCGATCTC